CCAGAACCCTCTCCAAATAGGCAACGTCTAGACGCATCAATCCCGAATTCATAACCATTCTCCTCTCCATCTCCTGATCCACTCCCATACCCTCTTGCATCACTATAGCCACTCTCATGACCTGATCCTGATCCTGTACCATGGCCGTATTCAATGCCTGACGAGTCCCCATTTCCAGATCCACAGATCAAATCAGGAGAATAGGTAAGATGAATAGAAAGTAAATTCATAAAATAAAAAAAGCGGAGCAGGGATATTCCTGCCCCGCAATTTTTCGTATTACTACTCGACGAACTTAATATAAGTAGCCTCTGCCTCAGGTGTAGTTGGGATGTATTCGATGGCATTAGTCAAGTAAACCTCGCCAGTTGCATTCAAACGGCCTCCTTTAATGCCGTCTTTAGCTACAGCAGATAGACTTAGACCGCCGCCTTCCCACTTCCACAGTCGCAAAGCATTTTTTAGCTTCACTTCCATTGAATTGGTTGGGTTCACATATTCCACATCACCGATATGGACACCAGCCGAGTATGTTCGGATGATACAGCGGCGGCCTAGCATTGGATGAGGAGGAGAAACAGAAGAGTTAAGCCCTGAAAACATAGAAGCTAACTGTTTGGCTTCGCCAATTGTCATATTGTCAATCATATTATTTTATTGTTTTTGTTTTTTACTAAGAAAATGGTAGGCCATGATGGAATCGAACCATCGACACAAGGATTATGAGTCCTCTGCTCTAACCGCTGAGCTAATGGCCTGTAAATTGGTAGGTACTGAGGAATTCGAATCCTCACTGGAATCATTTTAAGTGATTTGTCTCTGCCGTTGGACTAAGTACCCATTTATTGAGAAAGATTGGTGACCCCACCAAGAATCGAACTTGGATAATCTGATTAGAAGTCAGATGCTCTATCCGTTGAGCTATGGGGCCTTTTGTCTTTCTTCTCTTACTCTAACACACTAAAATTGAATGTCAACACTTTTTTGAAGAATTTTTGTCTTTTCCCCACTTTTTAACCCTTTATCAACTCAGAAAGAGCAGAGGAAAGAGGTTTGATCTCTTCGATATTTAAACAAACACACTCGATTCCCTTGTAATTGGAGACATAAGAGTTGTGAAAATGACCATAATACCAATATTTAATCTTCTTTTTCTGTTTTTCGATTAAATTATCTACCCAATTTTTAATTAGAATTTGCTCTTCATTCAAATCAGATACCAAATCCTGATCTTCTTGAGAGAACCCTATGATCATTTGACTCAACAAAGGGAAAGATGTGACCTCAGAGAAAGAAGAATGAGTAATTAGATAATCAATTTCCTCATTACATTCGACTGGTTTAAATCCTTCTCCTTCCCAATAGCTAATTTCATTGATTCTATCGTATCTGTCAATAGATATTGCGCCGCCATTGAAAAGGATTTTTCTATTTTGCCATTCTGCTACAGTACCGTCTTTAACAAAAGTAATGCCGCCATACTCTCCGCCGTACCTCCGACCATCAAAAAAGGATGGATCATCATGGTTTCCACGAACAACATAAACATTTTTATCATTATCGTTTAGTTCATCACCTAATAAAATAGTTTTCTGATGCATTCCTTTAAAACCGATACCGTAGTCCCCTACATGTATCAAATTCGTGGTATTCCCGAGCTTAGCCCACCTTGAAATAGAGCTATTTACTCCATGGGTATCGCCAATAATATCAATATCGCCTATAATTTTCATTTAAATTTGATTTCGTTTGGTAATGACATCTCCAAATATTCTAAGTACTCTGCATTATCCTCTTCTTTACTCTTATCGTCAAAGTCTATTTTTACTATTTTCAAAGGTTTTGAGCTTAAAATTCTAGAAATTTGATCGTTTTCAAAGATGAGAGCCACATTTATAGGCCGATTTGATTCATTGTAGTTCATTTTAATTCTGCTCCATTTATTTTTTTTATATTGTAATGGATATACTTATAAAAAGGCAGAATGTTATTAAAGATATTTTAGATCAATAATTTTGAGTACTTTTATTGAAAAGCCAATTCAAATCAATTTTGCTTCCATTTCTCTCCCACCAGCTTCGAACTATATCAGAGGAATCTTTTTGATGGTCTTTATTTTTAACTTCAATAAAATCTGGATAAAAAGAAGAATTTATATTGGTATTCTCAACAAATAAAGGAAAGGTATAAATATTTTCTTTATTGGAAGCATTATATATAACATTTTCCACATGAGGAATCACTTCTGGAAAAAATGGCAAATTTAAATCATAGCTATAATCTCCTCTAACATGAGAATCTATAATTATTTTAGCATATTCTCTTGAAATCAAATAACCACATGCAGACCAATTGTCCCAAACGTATGGGTGAAGTTTTATATAGTTTTCTAGATTTTCATCTTTTATTTCCCGAATTAAAATTAATTGTATAGCAAACCAATTCTTAGGCAAATTTTGAATTACATAATTCCAGTTAAATGGCCAATATTCATTTAAATTTAAAGATAAATCATCTTCACAGAAAAATCCGTATTCATCATCAGAATTAAAAAACCAATCCTTGATAGCTTTCACATGGGATATACTTACCAAAAGCTCCCGAGAATTCATCAAGTGAAGCCATGGGCTACTTACTTCTATATTTTCTCCTAGCTCACTTTTTAAATCTTCAGGGCCATAAATAAAATTATACTTTAAATTATATTTTTCACATTGCTCCGCAAATAAAGAATGCCTTTCAGTTAGTTTTTTTACAGTTAAACAATTTATAGTAGGTAAATTAATTAAATTATTCATTTTTATTCAAGATTTTTTTATTTTTTACTATAAAGATGCTCTCTAATTTCGTTAATATAACGGCTTACAGACATTAAATTTTCGGACTGATCTCTTCTTTCTGAAAGAGCCTCCATCCAAGCTTCCTGCCCCTGAACATAATAATCTCTAGCATTAAAATCTATTTCTTCCCATTTTTTAGCAAAATTATTAAAAGCAGTAGATAATTCATCATATTGCTTGATTAAACTATCTCTTCCTGTTCCATTAGAATGTATACTAGGTAATCTCATACTTTAATAATATCACATTGATTTTAGTTGTCAAACTTTTAATTACAATTCAAAGCCAAGAAGGCTTTTCTCTTTTACTCCATTTGAACAAATGAGTTTTACCTACCCTGTAATAATCTTGATAGTCTGTTACTACGCACGCGGTTTTACATGCCTCAATAGCACCAAAGCAGCGAGGAGGATCAATAAATCCACTATCAGGCAGGTTAGGCAAATTATCAGCGAACCAATCTGCAACATTTTGGCTTTTATGTTTTTTACCATATCTGTATGTATACTCGTTACACAAAGCGTAACAATAATCTAAAGTCCAAATAAAGTTGTCGAGGCTAGATCTAACCCAGACAGCCATGGGATGATTAGCATGAGTGTGTTTGTAAGGAGCGCCTCCCTTAGGATAAGCAGTCGCCATCATCTGGCAAGCTTCAAGGATGATTTTTACCACATGGCGGTCCACATGGTACTCTGCGCATTTTTTTGGCTCTAGATCAAGGAAGAAGATGTTCACTCTTTGAGTATATAGATTTTTGAATTTTGGTCAAATATTTTTTACAAAAAAAATCCTTACCTGCATTTTTTACAAGTAAGGCAGTGTATAAATTTATATGGCAATAATATCCGATAGTATTGGCAAAAAAATCAATTCTTTGTTAATACTTGAAAGAATAGGGAAAAGAAAAGTAAAATGTCAATGTGAATGTGGAAATATAAAAGAAATAGATTTTTATGACATTAAAAGAAATTTTACAAAATCTTGCGGATGTCAAGCTAATTCCTTAGAGAATAGAGAGAAATCAAGGATAAGAGTGAAAAAAATGAGGGATGAGGGTATTTTCAAAACAGGAGGAGACTATATTACAGATGCTATGACGCCATTTAGATATACATGGAAGTGTATAAATAATAAATTTTCGAAACGTAAGACTGTTGATATTTCTATAGAAGATTTATCAACTATTTGGCATAAACAAAATGGAATATGCCCATATTCCAAAATTAAGCTAATTTTGCCAACACATACAAATTTAAAAGAGTTTAAATCTTATATGTATGCTTCTTTAGACAGAATCGACTCTAACGAAGGTTATACAATTAACAACTGCCAGTTTATTTCCAGATCTTTAAATTATGCCAAGAATTCAATGAGTCATAATGAATTCGAAGATTTTTTGATTATTTTAAGGAATGGCGGAAAAAATTAATAGCTTTTTTACACAGAAAGCTAAAAAACTGTCAAAAGGTGGACCTAGTGGGTAATGCTCCCACGTCTTTAATTCCTCCTCACCGATTAGTTACATGTTTTTCTTTTTTTTTGATAAAAGACAATCTATTTTCTTTTAGTGTGAAACAACACCTATTTTGAAAAAATAGTAAACAAACTTATTTTTCTTAAATAAGCAAACTGGCTATTTTCTGTTTAAAGGAATAACTTCCCACCCTGCTAGACAGATGCCATTTCTGGATTGTACTTTGCAAGAACCTCGTCTGCTGAATTGAAGATAACTTCTGCTTCGGCAATCAAGGCGTCGAACTCATTGGTTTCGGCGTTTATTTTGTTTTTCCCGTTTTTTAAAGTGGCCAACGAGAATCCACTACATGCTAACCAGTAATTTGAAATTAAATCGAATCTATTTAGGCCCAAAAAATTCAAAAAATAGTTTAAAATTAGATATTAAATCCGAAATAGATGGGATTACCTTCTACAGGCAAGTACAAATCATCTATTTGCTCGCCCTTTGTCTCTTGCATTTTTGTCAAATCATAAAGAGTTTCAGAGACTGGATCGCTCTCTTCCTTCAATCTCAGAGATTTTGCATCGTAATAATCATCAGAAGATGAAAGGAACAACTCAATTTGATATCCGATGTCTGAGACCTGATCTAGCCTACTCGGTAAGAATTTTTTTACAAGTGGCAAGTAACGAGTTTCAATTTCTTCAATAACTTTCATTTTATTTAATCTTTTTTACAAATAATAAGTCTAATGTCTGCTTCTTCAAACAATTCTGACAGCATAGAGAATACAATTTTCCAACTACCGCCATTAAATTTACAATTAAGTCCGTAAGGAATCGCTATGCGATAATTAGGTTTCAAATAAATTTTGAGCTCTTCTAGGCAAGAATACAAAGCTTCATAATTAATCCTTCGACCAAAAGAGATAGATCTCTCAAATGATAAATTAAAAATTTGTCCATTTTTTGTGTCTAAATAATTTGTATACCCCAATCCAGCTCCTCTATTAGTTCCGTCTTTGAAATAATCAAGAACTTCAGGGAACTCACTAACAATTCTTTTAGCATAACTGGAATTACATTCCCATTCCGAATTTACTAAGTTGACTATCCCATCTAAACTTTTCTCTTTAAAAAGTTCTATAATATCTGTTTTTTCTAAAATCTCGATCATTTTGAGTTAAGGTTTACATTAAAGTTTGATTTTACTTGATAGATTCTAGATTGCCTTCCTGCCCCTTTGTTAAGCTGTTTTGAGATTTGGTTAGCGAACCCAGTTTTCTCCATTACCTTTACGAGCAGATAGAACTCTTGGAGAGTTAAATCTATACTTTCTAAAGATAATTGTTTATGGAGTTCTTTAATTGTTCCAGTATGCATTTGTTGCCCTCTATTTTGATTTTAGAAAAATTATTAAAGCTATAGTAATATCGCTTTACCCTTAGCATATTAAAAATTGTTATATAAAAGATTTTTTTAAAGAAATTGTCTTACAAAATTAACTACTCGAAAAACAAACATTTTGCAAGTATATTTTATATTATCTATCTCTATTCAAAACATTTTGTCTATTCAAAATAAAATAGTAAAATATTCTCTATTCAAGGATAGTTTCATTTTAATACTCGGAATGAACCCCGTAACCAACCCACTTAATAGGATCATAGGTATAAGTGAAATCATCAGCTAGAGGGGTATGGAATCCATGGAACTCTGATCTAGAAGAAATATGATTTAAAAATTCCCTGAATTCTGGTTCAATTTTTTTAGGGACCGACAAACCGCTAGTGCCATTCAAAGCCCTATCTAAAGCAATAGTGGCTCCAATCTTTTTAGTAGGGTTATCCCCATTCATGACTACAGAGAAACCTACATTAACAATTCCTTTGCTTTCATCTTTGACAGCAACAATTGTCCCAATTATTTTTTTATTTCGACGGATATGTTGGATTTTCATTATTTTATTTTTAAGAAACCATTTGTTTAATAATTTCAATTAGAGAATTTCGATCTACGATCTTTTCAGGAACTTCTGAAGGAGAACATGGCTGAGAAGAATGATCAGTGTATACAAAAAATTTAGAATGGTCTTTTTTATTTTCAAAAGTTACCTTCTCAACAGAGAAAATATTATGCTTATTTTTATATGTTCGCATTTCTACTGTCTCTAATAACTCTAATGTTGATAAAGATTCGTTGATAGGTAATTGCTGCATTGCATTATATAATATAAAAATTTATGTTGTCAATATTTTTTATCAGAATTGTATAGATTTTCTTATACGGCTCATTTGAGATAAAACGACCTCTTCAGGCACATTATGAACATTTATTGTATTGAACACTCTTTCCGAAAGAATTACATGAGACCTATAACCATATTTAACAGCATTACTCAAATAATAATGGTAATCTAATTTAGAACTATTAACATTAGAGCATATGACCAAAGGAGCACTATTAGAAATTGCATGTAAAAATTTCTCTCTACATAATTTATGAGCCTCAACAATTTCTATTTCACAAGCATTATCTTTACTGGGCTTTCCAAAAAATTCGTCAGCTTCACAAATAATACAATTAGAACTTAAAGAGGCTAAACTTTCAGCAAGGAAACTTTTCCCAGATCCCGCAGCCCCTCTAATTAAAATAAAAATTTTATCCTGTTTTTTCTCCATTTAAATAAAAAATAACCCTTCCATCTGCATACTCCTTAGCTGGGCCATCTTCTCTGTGCAATTTATTTTTTACATACCACATTTTATCTCCATTAGCGAATTCAGCAGCGGGACCATCTTCTCTATGTATAGAGCCCTCAATATACCAGAATTTGCCGCCATTAGCGTATTCTATAGCTGGGCCATCATCCCTATGCAAAAAATACATAAATTTATCACAATAGTAAAATGTATTCCCTTCACTATCTATTTTTATATAACGCTCCCTCATTTTAGAACTTTTTATACTCACTATCCTCCACCTGTTTCATCTCTAGAATTTTCAATACTTGAATAGGCAATGTTGCTTTCCTCATTAAGCTATGAGCGCAGGTTGCCCTATAAGCTTTCCAAACAATTTTCCCTGAGCACTCTTGGGTCTTCACATGCCAATTTTTCATCTCTCTAGGTTTTTGAGGATTTTTCCTGACAGCTTTTGGTTTGTTTAGATTTTCCATTTTATTTTTTATAATTAATTTTAATGCTTTGTCAAAAGAATGAGAAGGTGCTGCATCATCATTTCCGCACTATAATCTCCTTTTGTAATGATCGAAGCGATTTCTTCGGCACTATATGGTTTGCGGATATGTCCAGCTACAGATTGCGCCACTTCGTGTAATAAATCAAAATTTTTTAGATTTTCCATTTTAATGTTTTCGCAATTTTAATTTTTAAGGGCTCTATAATGCAGGCTGAAAACTCGTCGTTAAAGAAGCCTGTGTCAACAACAAAATTTATACTTTCTTTTTCTGATATATTTGTAAAATCATGATCTTCATCATATTTTTGTTTAGCAAGTTTTGCGTATTCTTCAATTGTTCTCATATAATTCCCATTCGCCTTTACTATTAGTAAAATAAACTTTTTTAAATTTTAATTGGCGAATTACATTAGAGCAACAATTACAAGGCTTACTCTGATTCAATTTGCCATTTCTGTCTATTCTTAGAACGGCAATAGAATATTTTTTGCAATCATTTTGTCCGAATCGAATACATGCAGATAATTCCGCATGTAGTCTAGAGAAATCTTCATATCCATATTTTTTAATTTTAGGGTGAGTTTTCTTACTATTGAGTCCTATTGATAATATTCTATTCTTTTTGAAAATAAAAGCTATGTGATAGCATCTATTCTTCCGAGATAGCTTCTTCCATGCTATTGCTTGGAATTTCTCTAAGAACTTCAGTTTTGTTGCCACTGGCATCATTGTCAGATTCTCTTTTTTTGGAAAAAATTAAATCCCAGTTTTCATTATACTTTTTATAATCTGAAATACGATTTTTGTCGCCTTTTCCGTTTTGCATATATACTAATTTACTTTTTTGAAAATTTCGTAGTCGCTTTTGTGCTCAACATATTTGTTCCATATAGGTTTATGGATTTCCCTATTTCTGACTGCATACTCTCCTTTATATAGAGAATACGAACATTTGCCAACACTATCAAGATAAACATGAAGAAGTTTTGCCTTCTCCTTGCTTTCTTTGTTATTCTGTTTTTTTTCAATTAGATTTGAAATAAATTTAGAAAAGATATTTTTCATTAGGACTTTAATATATAAAGAGAAAAAAGGTTGTCAAATTTTTTATTTTTATAAATTAATATTTTTACTCCTAATAAAATTTAAATCAAAAGTTGTATAATTTATAGGGTAAATATCAAAAGGCAAAGAACTAGGACAAGTATACCTCCATCCTTCTCCCCATTTTTTATTCAAATACTCAAAGTTAATTAAATTAATTTCCTCCAATCTTTTATAAAATTCTAAACTAGATTTTTTAGTTTGGCTACCATGTATAGAATATTCCGTATTTAATCCGGGTCCATGGAAATAAGGTTTGCTTAAGCCACATATTTTTTTAATATCACTATTATGCAATCTCATTATATAATCAGCATCTTCACAGTAAGCTGGAGTAAGATTTTCATCAAATAACCCGTACTGCTGAATTACAAAATCCTTAATCAGAAAAAGATCCCATGCTCCTTGACCAAAATCCCCTCCATAAGGATGAATCATTCCTATCTCAGGATCATCAGCAGATAGTGATATTTCTTCAAGCAATCCGTTCGTAAACGCTACATCATCATTGACTATAATCCAATAAGGAGAATTTATATAAGATTTTATAATCAAATTCCAAACAGCAGATACTCCTAAATTAGCAGGTAAATGACAAATAAACAATTTTTCAATAAATTTATTTTCTACCAATTTCAAATTCTCAAGTTCTTCTGTTATTTCTCCATTACCGTTATTATTGAATATAATAAAATTTTCTAATGGGTAATCTATACTTTCATATAGGCGTTTTACCCAGAAAGGATTCTTCATTACAGCCGTTCCTATAACAGGTATTTTATTCATGAATTAAAGAAATACATGTGAAATAATCGACTCGATGGTATATCCCATCCAAAATATTCAGAAGCAGCATGTATTAATGATCCATCGAATATTACTAAACGATTAAATATATTCCCTACTGTATCAACCATTTCATAAGGAGTTTTATCAACAAATGTTTTTTGATTAAAAACTTTAAAGCCTTCTCCTTGATCCCAATTTATTTGAGACGAATGATGTATTTTAGTTTCCTTGTGTCTAAAAAAACTTGTGCCACATTCTATCGGAGCATCAGGCGTAAGATATACCATAGCGGCCCATCTTTGATCATCGCAATGATAAACTAAAGGTGTTCCAGCTTTGCAAGTCTGGAATCTCCCATTCATAGGTTGATCATCCCAGTCTGTAATTTTTTCGCCAATAATCTCTTCTATCCTCTCTTTGACGCCATCGAAAAAAAATTGTTTTCTCGTTCTCATACCTAAATACCCTTCATCATCAAAATAATATTGATTTAAAGCAAAATCTCTTACAGCTAAAGGATCTTCATAAAAATTATCTACTACGAATAAACGCTTATCTTTACCATTAGATAATTTTATTTTATCTGTTTCTATTATTCCCCAATCAGAATCGGGGGTTTTATCTATATATTTCATATTTATTTTAATATTTTATTTTTAAAAAACTATCCATATAGTCAGAGAATTTATTAATTCCGAAATCAGAATAATGCCCTAAATTGCTAGACATTACTTCATCTTGACTATAACTAGATAATACATTTGAAGGGTTAATAAAAACAATATTATATTTTTCACAAATAGTAGACAATAAATTTATTAAATTATGTCTTGAACTAATATATTCGTTATTTTTTTTCGAATCATAATGAGAAATAATAATAATTTTTTTAGGATGTAAATTTTTTTTTATTTCCAGAATATCACTTTCAATTTCTTCGTCGCTTTGTTGTTCTATTTTATAATTATCTAAAATTTCATTAGGAGTATTCCTATTATACTCTAAAAATCTTTTGTCAACACATAAATGATGTAAATAAAAATTATTATGAATATATTTTTTACGAGAACATATCTCTATAATGAATAATTCTGTATCTAAAAAAAGTTTATTATAATACTCATTATAATCTATAAATTTATCGTTATATATCCCAGATCTAAAACATACTTTATTATATGGACTTGGTATAATTAATTCGTTTTTTAAAAACCTAATAAATTGTATAATTTCCTTTGTTGAGTGAGGATAATTAATAAGATTATTTAAATTATTATGATTAGATATTTTATTTAATCTACAAGTACCAAATAAAGTAATTGACATATACTTTACTTTTTTTTGAAAGTTAGCTTTTGTTCATATTCAGATAATGAAAAACTATTCTCTTGTTCCAATACAAGATTAAAATTATTTTGCTCCATAAAATTCAAAATTTCTTGTTTAGAAGCCGAGTTTTTATATAGAGGTTTAATTTGTACCTCTGTTTCTACGATATCTACTTTATCAATCATTTCTCCAAGAGATTTAAGAACATTAAAATCACTTCCTTGAGTATCCACTTTAAGAAAATCTATATATTCAATACAATTCTCTTTCATAAATGTATCAATTCTTTTTGTTTGAACTGGAATTACTGATATTAACTCGTCATAACCAGAATCTTCTTGTTCGCATTTTTTTGCGAACTCCCCTTCTTTATCAATTTCTAAAAAAGAAGAGTAACCATAATGATCATGCCAATTAAATTGTTTAAAGCTATCCTCGTCAGAAATCCCAATCTGGAAACATTTCACTCTAGGATCATTTTTATATTTTTCGGAAAGGATATTAAACGCATAAGGAGAAGGTTCGAATGCATAAATTTCATCAAATTCTTCGAAATTACAAATTGTCTCCCCTATACAGGCCCCTACATCAAAACCTATTTTTTTTCTTGCTTTACTTGAAGTAACAGATCGCTCTTCTATACAAATTTTATCTATAATTTCAGAATTAAATCCCATCATTTCTTCAACTATTGAGGATGGACATTCTATAATAAAATTTTCACGTTCATCAATTGAAATTGAAAGTAAAAACTGATTATCTTGATAAATTAATCCTGCACAAAATTCTATACCTTGACTAAAAAAGAAAAATTCTTCGGAAAATTTAATTAAATTCCAATCTTTATCCCAAAATAAAAATCGGTGCCCAGTTTTATAGGGCCAATCTATATATGTAGTATAATAATTCTCATGGACCACTGCCAGATATCCGCCCTTCCAAGAAATTACTTGAGAACTTCCTCTTAAATTTTCTTTTAAATTTTCTAATTTAGTGTTCTGTTCTTTTTTATAAACAACTGTCGTAGTATTTTTTTCAATATCATATTTTATGATTTCTGTTGGATTTGACCATCTTACAAAATGATATGGCATTTCAAGAATTGGCATCCAATTTTTTTCCCAATTATTATCACTTTCTTCTGGTGATAAAATAAGATATCTAGAAATCTCAGATATTACTCCATTTGCAATTTCAACTTCTGATAAATAAATCCTACGTCTTACCGATGTGGGGGAGTCATATCTATCATTTCCACAAAGATACATCTTATTGTGCCATTTAACTAATCTTACATCTTCTAATCCATGATATTCACGTAATGGCAATACATCAAACTTTGAAGTATCTACAATAAATTTTTCTTTAATTTGGAAATTAGAATTTAGAATTGAAAAGTGATTTGAATTAGTATTATTTGTTCGATCAAAACAGCGGAGATTCAGAAATACGCTATCATTACAATTCATAAAAATTGAAGCAGTTAGAAAAAGTAAATTTTCCTTATGTTCTAATTCTATTTTTGTAACAGAACCTCCAGCATTGATAACTTCGGATGTAAAATTTGAAGTATTTTTTTTCATTGTAATAAAAATATATTTCGAGATTTTTTTATACTATTATCTACATTTATTATTTTATTCACAATTTCCATATTCACAAGATCAGGATGAACCCACCAATCTTCGTATGGCCTATTATCATCTGGAGAAATATTGCTAATTACTCTTAAATACCCAAGGCCTTCAAGATAGTTTTTCGACTTTTCTTGAAAAGATTTAGTTTCATCTATATAATAATCATGCTCATAAGTAATAATAGCAAATTTATATTTATCAAATGGTATTTTATTTAGAATATCATAAGTAATATTAGGAGGATCACAATCAAGTTGCAAATAATCTATATTATTAGGCATACGACAATCTTCTAAAAGATAGGCATAGTCAACTTCTCTAGCGTCTAAACAAACAGACACATTTCCACGGTCTCTGAAATGTCTTTCCGATGACTCAGGATCTATATCCAATGTTATTCCATACCAATCAAACTTAGACTCTAATAAATAAGTATTATTACCATAAAAAGGTAGACCCCCTCCTATCTCTAAATAAGTGCCATTTCTTTTTCCATTTAATAGAGTAAGAATAAATATATCTTGGAATGCCTCTGAGTAATTTCTATCTATATGCTCGCAGTTATTAAAATTATATTTTAAATTCTTAAAATCTTTTCTATAATATAAATTTAAATTATTTTCAGACATTTCTATTTCTTGCGATTTAGATCTACAAAATGAATAAAAATTACTTTCGTCTTTCCATGCTTTTAAATTTTTTAAATTATAAATTACAGAATTTTTATGCAACTTATCTAATGGTTCATATATTGACAAATATTTAAAATAGTCTCGCGACTCTTCGCATAAACCTGTATGCCAACTAGATACAGCTTTTTCAAAAATTATACCGTAAAATCCCGGATAATCTAATTTAGTTCTTAATTTGCTAGGATTTCTAGAACTTACTTTTTCACCAATAGAAGCTATTAAATAAGAATCAGACCATCTAAAAGATCTCTCATAAAATCTACTTAAATAAAAATAACCTTCTGGCCTTTTAGGCATTAAAGCTACACAATGTTTTAGCATTCCTTCCACAGAGTTATTTCTACATCCCTGAGAATCAAAACATATAGAAGCTTTTATCAATGCTTCATACATCAATATATCTTCAGTCGATCTTTCAGCTGCCCTTAAATAATAAGAAATAGCAGACGCTGTCTGTCCTATCTCGTGATAGTAAACACCTATATTAAAATTAGCTTCTGGACAATCAGGAGACTCTATATAATTATATAATAAAGATTTTAATTTATCTTTTTGCATTATCTTTTCAGAATTATTTATTCTATCCATTTTAAATTAAACTTTAACTATAAATAAAATCTCTTATAAAAGATTTGGGAGATTTTAAAATATAAGCAGCGTTGTCTTGAAAACCAAAAGTTATCAAATAAGAATCTTTATGTTCAGCTAATCCTATACAGAATTCCACATCAGCATTCATAAAATTAAATTCAGGAGTAACTTTTATAATATTGAAATTTTTATCCCATACAACAAATCTATGATAATAGATAGCGTCTTTTCTACCTACTTCACTTGAAAATAAATCTACCTCATGAGTTATAGCGAAATAACCATCTTCAAAAGGTAATACTTGAGACCCCCCTCTCAGATCTCTAGGTAGAGGAATATCTTTACTAACATTAACAGTTTTTGATAATGCCTTTGAAATATCTATATTAACCAATTCAGTAGGATTAGACCACTTAATATAATGGAAAGGCATGTCTAAAATTGGCATCCAATTTTTTTCGCAATATGAATCTAAATTAGTAGACAATTCTATCCTAGTTCTATTTACTTCTTTAACTTCATTATTATAGACTTCTATTTCAGATAACTCCATTCTTCCTTGACCATTTGTAGTCGTATCTCTCCGAACTCCCGAAATAAACAATTTTTTATCCCAATTTATTATACGAGCATCCTCTAAGCCTACAAAATCCCACAATGGATCATAAGTATCAAATTTACTAGTATCTATTTTAAAAATTTTTTCAATATCTAAATTATCTGATAATTCGCAATACCAATTCCATGTTCTTAAATGCACATCATTCTCAGGATGTATATAAGTTAATGGACCATAAGGATGTTGAAATAATTTTCTTTCAGAATGATAGAATGTATAATTAACATGACGAACTATAACTATAATTTTGCCATCTTTAACCATGACAGAAGGATTCATAAGTCCTGTACCATTAGTAAGTTCAGAAGGAATTATAAGAGGGGCTATCTCTCCCCCTTTATTTATGCTACATCTTACGAAATTTTTTTCCATATTTATAATTTAAATATTTTATTCTGCGCTATCTAATAGTTGAGTTTCCAATCCTAAGAATTTGAGATCCTTGAGCTTGTAAGCTTCCCATTTAAAAGGAACTTGTCGAGAAACAACTATACCTTCCATTGGGAGTCGAGCAGAGCATAAAGGATCTACTTTATCTAGATACTCGGCTTCTAATCTCTTTAAAAAAGTTTTACTCCATTCAGGAGAATCAGAAGGGATATCAAATAAATCCTTAGCTTTCCCATAATAATAAGTTTCTGGAGTTTTTAACTGTTTCTTCTTGCAGTAAGCTTGAATTTGCTCATGAGAAAAAGAAATAACTTCCCCATCTTGATTAGTATAATCAATTCTGAATACTAGGAAATCTCTTTGCCCTTTAAGAATTCCATAATCATATGGGGTTTGGATCATTGACTGCCCATTTACCCAGCCAATTACCTCTCCATAAACAGAGATACCCTTATCCAACTTTGGATAAACTTCATCAGCAACAGACTTCCAAATATCCTCTTTGTAAAAGCCTTTTGAAATTCCAATTGCAATATCTTTATTTTTGATTACATTTCTAGAAGCATAAAGCATCCCGTATTCTTCTTCTGATACTTTGAATCCCAGAAGCTTAACAAGCTTTTCTAAGAGAGAAAGACGGCGCTTGATTAAAACATTAGCTACTACACCATTACTTCCATGATATTTATTTGTAATAGAAATATAATCCTCAGGATTAATCTTATAGATTTCTTTTCTCAAATTTTCCGTATCAGAATGGAGTCTGAATTGATTCTCTACTAATCTTTCAAATTTTTTGACTTTTGTTTTCGGAGATGGAAAACTACTCTCTTGAACAGGCGGCTCATATTTAGAAATAAATAATTCACCGCAAATGGTATCAAAAGAAATATTCTCTTCAGCATCTTTTAAAAACACACCGTACTCACTAGAAACAAATTCGCAAAATTTTTCAAAAGGAATAATATATCCATTAGAATACTCACCTCTTAATTTTATCATTTTGACTCTGCCTTTAGCATCAAAAAATCCTTTGATAATTTTATCTTGATTTAAAAGAGGATCTCTAAAAGAATTACTCCAAGACAAAAACTTTGAAGAGATTTGACTTTCAACAGGACAATACACGCAAATATCACCGACTTTAGAAGTTAAGCCAGTAACAACTACTGAATTCTGTACCTCTGCCAATTGCAATTTATCAGCATTTGGGTGAGGGTAAACAGAATCCAATTTTAAAATTTGAGCTAAATAATTTGAATTATAATCTTTAGAAGTAGAGAGAGCCATAATTAAATATACAAAAATTTTTTAATCTGTCAACTAAATTTTAACCATTTTTATATCGTATTTCTTTGCTATCTCAGAAACTTGAAAATAGTCAATATATACATCTTTAAAAATTACTTTTTTAATACCGAACATTGCAATGTCCATAATACAATGCTGACATGGAGACAGCGTAATGGCTATTATTTTTGCTTCTCCGGGCTTGCAATAACGAAGAGCTGATCTCTCTGCATGAGACACAAACGGCCTTCTAGAGTCTCTGTCTGACCAATCTATATCATACCCCGGAGGGCTACCATTGTAGCCTAATGCAGCAACACTATTATCATGTCTTAATACACAAGCCCCGACCTTCATATAAGGATCTTCAGATCTTATAGAAGCTGTTTCCGCTAATTTTAAAGCGTATTCTTCCCAAGAAATTCTATTCATGATTCTAATCCATCAAAATCTTCTTCATCATCATCTTCCCCTTCATCTAATTCCATCTCTCCATCATCCCCCTGCAAGAAAGAAATAGTATCCTCAAAAGAAACTTCTTGCATTTTTTTAGAAATGTTTAACAAATCTTGACTTTTATCAGAATAATGAGCTGAAGCTAATGATAAGATTAGATTGCAACAAAAAAGAACCTGTTTTTCATCCATTGATTCCAAAGCGCAATGATTAAGAATATTATGCCAATTAACGAAGGCTACTGTAGATATTTTTTCAGCACTATCAGGGAAAACATTCTCTATTATAGACAACATAGTCTCTACATTATTTTTTTCAGTTTCCATATATTAATTAGTTATTCCTTTTATAAGTTTCTTTTTAGCTCTGAATTTCATAGACCTTGAACCTGAACCTTTCATCAAGCAATCAAAATGATTAGGACTAAGGTCTTTTAAAGAATTAGAAATATCAATACTCTCTAAATCGGAAAAAGATTTATCTTTCTGAGTAGATGTATACTTATAAGATACTTTCTTTCTTTTTATAAAGTTTTGAATTCTATTATTTATACAAACAGAACAGAATGTTAAAAATTTAGTTTTGTTTTCAGGGTCAAAAGCATATATAGCGGAGATGATTGCATCATGCGATTCCGATAATAAGTCCTCTGTATAGCCGAAATTCTTATATTTATTGCAAACAATAGTTTGAGCTAACTTATAAGACTTCTCTAGGATTTCTTTCCCTATTGAATAATCTCCAGTTAAACAAAAATTTTTAACTTTTTCTTCTAGAATCATATTATAGAGAATTCGGAGTTAAATATAGGAATACAACCACAAAATGTTTTTTGATGAAAACGAGATCTTGCCATAGAGAAACGATTTAAAGCCTCTATCAAAACCTCTTTAGATCCCCTAATCACTTTAGGAAGAATTAATTTAGGATTCTCGGAGAAAAGTCTTTCTAACCCTTTTAATTGCAACTCATTACAAACTTTTAAAAGGTTCTCCATAAATGGGGCAAATCTAAAATCCTGAACCGTAATATTTTCTTGAACTATTTCGAATCCATCTCTAGTCATTTTTAGTTTAGAAATTTCAGATTGCAAATCTGAATGAATACTAATAACTTCCCAATCAATTAATGTAAATTGATCAGCAATTAAATTACCAGAAGACAATACAGATAAATAAACATTAAGAGCGTCATCTTGAGGAGCTAAATCTCCGAGATTTACAACTCCATGAGGTATTCCATCAAGAGGCTTGTAAGATAAAACAGCGATATTTTCATTGGAGCTTTTCAAAAAAGCTCTCAAATTCTCTTCTTTTTGATGAGGATAAAAAGTTGTTAAAAACATTTTTTACGTACTTTAGTTTTTAGAAGAGTTTGCTTTTAATACAGTTATAAAGCTCATTGCAGCAGCAGGATCAATCCTTTCTACTGTTACCCATTTAGGATTCCATTCGAAGCCTTCTTTAATAGCATATTCTTTTAAATCATTTATATCTAAAGAATATTTTTCTAAATGCTGGGCAAGCAAAGATTGTATCTTCACAGTTTGAGCTTCCGCTTTTAAATCATCCTGCTTCATTTCATCTTGACCCAAAGATATAATACCCAAAGAGTGCCTTACAGCTCGAATAAAAGCTCTGTTTTCAGCAATAGTATCGAGAAATTTAGAGAACTTCTCATCTGTATTAGAAGGTGAAGCATTGGCTGTAGCAGAGAAAGAGAATCCGTCTGGATTTTCAACATTCGGAATCCAATCAATAATAACTGTAGTTGTTACCCCTTCGCTAGGAGAAGTTACTGAGATAGGGTGAACTCGCTTTACTCCTCTTATAGAGGCCAGCTCTCTAAATCCTGCCAGCTTAATCACAAGATCTTCTTCAGGAGACTCATCTATCAATCTGTCTACATCTTCCTGATTAAAATCTTCTAATGATACGCCCCTAGCTGCAAAATTGTACTTGTTAAGCACAACATGCTCTCTTGGAATAAGCTTTCTCCAATCTATAAGACCATTAGATTTTATAGGATATTTAACCCTATTTAGAAGACCCATTTCATTACGAATAGGTATAAAGTCTTCATTCTTTGGGTCTATAAACTCGATAGGATTATTAACTCCTGTAACAGCAGCAGCTACAGGAACTTTTCGAGGAGCTGGTTTAGCAGGCTCTTCTTTCGAGTCTTTAATATCAGAATTTTTATTAGATTTTAACATATACTTTACTGAAGTCTGCTGTAAATTTTTATAACATTCTGAATGTCTTCGAAAGAGGTATCTGGGCTATCATTAAATTCTGCAACAAACAAATTTTTTCCAGTATACATTTCTATAGCTTTAGAAAGCTTTGAAATTATTTTAGAACGAGATTGAGACTCTGGTTCAGTAAAATATGTAACCGCTCCATATAAAGAAAAACAAATTGGCTCTTTAACATCCTCCTTCCACTTCCTTACGAAGGAGAAATTAGAGCCATCTTTATTTAAAGCTCTACCATTTTGCATCCATCTATTTTTATTAGTAAATATTTTATTGAGATTCATTTTTAAATATTAAGGTATAATCTTTATTTTCTAGGAAATCTTTATCATTTATAAAACTTTCATCAAGTTTTACGACAGAAGAAGTAAGCTCTAAATCGTTTTTATAATGATAAATAGAAGCATATGTTTTATTGTTGCCTATATAAACTCGATTACATTTAAAGAATGTATCTCTAGTTTCTAATATGTCAAGAGGTTTTTCTTTTATTTTTTTGTAAACAGTGCATATGCCTAAACATTTAAATCTTGCCTCATTTAAAGCTTCTTCATCTTCACAAATAATACCTATATTGATTAATTTAGATATACATTCTTTAATAAAATTAATATCTATATCTTTATCGCAAAAATAAATAATACTTTTTATATTAGCTACATTAAGATTACTTAAATCGAAAGATGTCTTTGTGGTTATATCAACTTTAGAGACTTTTGTAGCATAAGGTAAATATTGTATATTGTTGCAAATATCTAACCTGTAATTAAAAACATTATCAATCAATTCTCTAGGAAAACTTTTATCAGGAATGAAATTTAAAAATCTCGGACCATATTTATCCCCTATGTACAATGTCTTATAATTTACAGTGCTATCTATATCTAATTTTTGCAAAATAGCTTTAGCTACAATTTCAGGTTTTATATGATTGATATTTTTAGGCCACTCATCTTGTTTATAATTCCATTTCGCAGTTTTTAATTCAGATCCTATATATAAAACTTTATCGAAATCAGGTTTTATCATCTTACTTGGAAAATTACTCCCCAATAAAATCAAATCTTTTTTATAAACCCTACATAATTTAGCTGTTAAAATATTAGACGTAATACAAAGTTTACTATTTTTTATCAAATAAGCTAACTGCCTTATAGTCAGTTGACTTCTGAGGTCTATAGAATTAGGAACTAAAGGATCACTTAAATCTCCCACTTGAACTACTTCAATATTCAATAGACTTAACTCTTTTGAAATAATAGAAAGAACCTCTGGAGAATAATCGTAAATTTGGGATTTCTTCTCAGAGCCAGTTTGATAAATAATATATTTTTTAGGAACTGGAAAAAAATTTTCTGGAAAATTCTCTTCTTTCTTTAATTCATCTAAACCACAATGTTGAAATATTTTCTTTAACATATTAAAAATTATTTTTTATAAAATCTGTGCAAGTCCTTGCTATTTTTGGATGAAATGCCATATCGAAGAAACCTTTATGATCCTCTATACCTTCCATCGCAAAAATATCATCTAAAGCCGGACTATAAGGAATAGTTTTCTTTATAAAATCTAAATGCTCAAACATTAATGGAAATAAAGTCGAAACATAATAATCCCATTCTGATTTTGGATATTTAAATTCTAATTCTTCTAAAACAGCGATAGAATCTACACAGTCCCCAAGATTGCCGTCTTCGACATACAGAATTCTTTTTTTACCATTTTTAGTATCTATAAGGTCTTCTATAGAAACAGTTTTCTCATCTTTATCTTTAGAGAAAGAAAAATCATAATCTGTAAAAGGAAGATCATCTAAAAACTTTTCTATTTTAGCGCAAATTTTATCACCATCAAAATTTTCTAAAGCCCATTTTCTTAAAGCTAATCCTTTTTCATATCTTTCTGTTTTTGTTAAAGAAGTAATCTTCTCCATAAACTCTACTATAGAAGAAGGCAAAACTTGAGCTTTATCAAATTGAGAACCGTGCTCTCTATATAAACTAAAATCAAGAGGAAAGACTTCAGGATTTACTGTAAAATTTGTTCCATAAGCATAATTAGTGGTAGCTGTTGGCAGTCCGCAAAACAAAGCTTCTAAAACTGGCATTTCAAATCCGCCGCTAGTAGCTGGATGTATATAAGCATCGCATATATTGTATAATCCACATAATTCTTTCTCTTCTACACCTACAGATACATTTGTAGTATTAACTCTTTTTTCCGATTTACAATTTTGACAATTCATTTCCTGACCAAAGAAAGGCTTAACAGTTACGTCCTTACAAGAAGAACATACATAAGTAGTTAATACATCATCTCTTTTAACTCCGAACCTTTCTAAGAATTCAGGAATACGCCAGCCTTCTGACCAATTTGTATGTAAAAATAATTTACAATCAATTTCTGGATGCTTTAATTTAAAAATAGAAAAAGCTTCTATAAGTGTGCCTACTAGTTTTCTGAGCTGATTTCTAAAAACAAATCCAAAAATAAAAGTTTTATCTGATATTCCAAACTTTCTTCTTACTTCTTTCTTTTGATTCTCTGAAAAAATTATGAAATCACTATGATCAATAAGAGCTGGCATATACTCTGACTCTATACCTTGTTCAGCAAGAGCGTCTTTAGCAAATTGAGCCTTTACCCAAAGATTTCCAAATTTATCTTTTTGCTCTTTAAAAACTTTTAATAAAGGCAAAGAATCAACAGGCGTCCAAAAAACATGAGGAAATTTATTGATCCAAGGTTTATCGAAGTATGGCATCCCCCATATATCTTCTAACATAATTAGAGCATCAGGCTTTTCTGTCTCTAATACTCTATTCATATTATACTCTCCATATTGAATAGCTTGCATTTTAGATGGGTCATTCCGAAACTGATCTATTTCCCTTGGATTGTCAGGCATAGCTCCATAGCATTTCCAAGGCATAGATTTACATACATCATGACTCCAGTTAAATGCTCCAGCGGCATATTCTACTAAATCATATTTCCCAGTCTTAAAAAGATATGACAACAAGAATTTCATATGCCTTCCAAAACCTGTATTTGCTAAACAAGAATTAGAGTGTAATACAATTTTTTTCTTTCTTTCCATTTGATTTGTTTTTTAAAATATATAATAAAAAAGGCCGCTCGCTTATAAAGCGAGAAGCCTTAGTTCAACTTTCAATTAAAGTTAAAATGGGATTTCATCTTCCTCTACACTTTCAGAGAATTTATCTTCTTCCCAATCAGAGGACGTAGATTTAACATTTGTCAAAGGATATGTAGCAGAGCTTGGATTAGAAAGACTTGATTTAATCTTTTCGTTAAGAACTTTAATCTGCGCGACAAAGAACTGGTCAATTTTATCGAAATCTCGAATAGTCTTACCCTTAAAAGTAATTTCTTCTGGAGATGGCAACTCAGAGGACTCAAACTTCCAAGTAACCTTGCTATCATTTTGAGTTACATAATACGAATCATATCCAGTCTTTGAAAGATAATATCGAATTGATATATTATCGAAACTTTCTAGATTAAAAAAAGAATTCAACAAACTTCTACTCGCAATATTCATGCGAAAAGGAATAAGATAACTCTCGTCGCCATCTTTGATGAAAGCTTTAACTCGGAAATATTTATCTCCCTTATATTCCTCTTCCACAGCTTCAATTTTAAATAGAGATCCAGATATGCTATTGATGGAATTGTCTTCAGAAGGAACCCACTTGTCTCCTTCTTTCGAAGAGATTTCGAAAAATGGCCTTACATTCTCTCCATTAATTTTTGAAACCGGCTTAAGGATTAAAAGCTTGCCACTTTTTTCATTTTTGTTTTGTAACATTCGATTGTTTTTTTATTTGGTTTTTGTTTTTTCGGAAAGAGGTTTTCACCTCAAAATTTTGTATACTATAATTACATTATAGATTCGAAAATGTTTCTTAAATTTCTATTTTTTTAGTTGCCATCATGCTCTGGCTGATCAGGTATAAAATCTTCGTCTTCGTCTTCTTGCTTTTCCCCGCCTTTTAGCAAATCAAGGAAAGTTTTGACAGCCATAGTTGCAAAATTAATTCTATCTTGCTCTGGTGCGAAAGAAACATACGAACTAAGGACTAACTGAAGAATAGATCCTACGAATTCATAATTGAAAGGATGATCATCTACAGAATCAAAACTAGCAATTTTATATTTCAGTTCTTCTCCATCTTTATTTTCTACGATATCTTTTAAAATTATTCGAAACAATACACTAGGATTACTTTCGCCTACTGTTTCATCTACAGACGCTTCTGACTGTAGTTCTTCAAAATCTGCATCTTTTATTTCTGAATTTTCGTTTTTATTAATTTTCATTTTATTCTATGTTTTTTAGTTCTGAGAGTTTTGTATAAGCTTTATGATTTTGGACTTCCATCTTATTTATCCAAAAAATATCATCGCCTTTTGTCCCCTTTATATACAATATATCTTCCTCTTTTGGCTCTTCATTATTTTCTAAATATTGAGCTAATTTGTCACCTAACAACATTGCATATTTAGTTCCTGTTTCATCAAAGATTTTCATCTTTAGATACCTATTACCATTCTTACTTTTGCCTGAAAGAGTATCTTTTACAATACAAATAAGTTCAAAATTGCCTTTAACAGGAACATACTGATCTATCTCATCTATATTACGAATGTCAATATTAAAATCTCCAAAAACCATTTTCATGGTAGTAGAATAAGAAAATCCTAAAAGCATTCTTTCGTAGAAGAATGATGCCAAGAGTTCATTACGACTATTGAGATTATATATTTTGAAATATCCTACAGAATTTTTACGAATAGTTTCTAAACGAGACTCTTTAGTAAACTTTTTACCATTCGAATCTATCCAATTCAAATAATCTTTAAGCATTATAATTAGATCAGAATTATATTTGCCTTCATTGTTTATACAAAATATCTTTTCTTTAGGAGTCAATAGGTTCCAGAGCTGAGCTTCCAAAACCTTCTTAGATCTATCCTTAACTGTATGACCTAAGGCCCCACTCTGGATCAGAGAAGAGAGAATACCTATCCCAAGTTTAGCGTCTTTAGCAGAATTATACAATTTAAAATCAGAATCTATATCAGAAGATATGAAACTCCTAAGCTTATCTATACTTTTATCTGATATACCTTTTATCTCTCCTAGTCCGAATCTAATATTCTTTCCTTCAATAGAAAAACCTAATCCGCTTTTAGCTATATTTGGGGGCATAAGTTCAATCCCAAAATGGGGCAACTCATGTTGGATAAGCTGAAACTGCTCTAAGAAATCACCTCTAGTAGAAGCTATCTTAAGACAAGCAAGAAAGAACTGTTGTGGATATTTATGCTTTAGATAAACTGTTGAGGCTGCGATACTTGCATAACTAAAAGAATGGGAATTAGATACAACTATATCATCAGCATAAAAATTATGATTTTCACTATCCACCTCTAAATCTATAGAATCTTGTAATCCTATATGTTTTATATATTTAATTTTATTTGCTGTCATTTTTTAATCTCTTTTATATAATTATCCCTTATTTCTTTTGCATCAGATTGAGAGTTAGCACATCCGATATATTTACCCCTAAAATAACACACCCATCTATTAACACGTTTGCTGATATCCAAACAGACACCGATATAGTTAGATGTTTTTTTGATCGTTTTCAAATTGGCTTGTTGACTTTTAATGAATTTTCTTTCATATCCTATTTTATCATTTTCATAATTTTTATATATAAACTCAAAAAATTTTATACATCCATTTACATTTCCAATATTGACTGTGCTTCCTTTACCCAATTTACTTCGGGTCTTATAGATAGAACACCTTATGCCTAATTCTTCACAAAGAATTTCAAAAAATTTCCAGTCTTGATCAATATTAGAAGATAATTGAATCTTAACAGATGGAGATTTTCCATTTTCATTCATTTTAAATACGAAACAACCGTCCCCATCGAAATACCCTCTCCACCAATAATGCTTTAGATGATCAGGGATTAAATTTAAAATCTTAAATGGAGAACTCTTAGATTTTATTTCATAATCATTTTCTACCAAGAAATTTGAGATATATTTATCGGATAAGTAAAACATAACGCAAGGTTTCCCACTAATAACTTGACCCTTATATACTCTTTGTAAAGCTTTTTTTTCATACGTTTTCCATTTAAAATCTCCCCATTTATCCAAAACTTTTTTTAAATAACTTGAATCAGACTTTGTGACTGTAACACTTATAAGATAAGACTTTTTAGAAGCTTTACTTACAGATCCATCTGCCCACAAAAATCCTAATGTATAAACAATTTCAGGAGTCCATAAATTTATATAATCATTTATATCGCATTTATAATCTTTATTACTTTTTATTTTATTTTTTAATACGAATGATTCTATTTGAGATGTTGTTTTATTTAATTTTTTACGACAATAACCAACCCCAAAAATTGGAAAATATTTTTTTATAAACTCCCCTTCCTCATCATTAATTTTGTATTTATATGGCATATATTATACATATACACTAAATATAGCTATTTAGATATAATCTTTATATCTTCTTTAATAATTTCCCTTAAACTTTTCATAGAAAAGTTTTCTGTTAAAAACTTATGATCTAGAGAACATTTAATTTTTTTTCCATCTTCAAGTTCTACCTCATACATTTCAACTTTATTATGATATATATTAAGGACTTCAACTAAATGATCTTTTTTCTTATCTATATCAAAAGCTACAATAAAATCTCCTTTTTTTATATTTTTGATTTTTTCTTTTTTTCCGTTTTTTAAATCTACAAGAGAATCCAAAGATAAACATTTATTGAAACTGTAGTTAGCACTTTGCTCCAAAATTTCCCATAATAGATCTGGAATCTGTTTATTCAATCCATTTTTCTCACAAGTTTCAAAGATAATATCTTTCCACTTAGCCATCTCTTTGATTTTCTTCTTACCAATGCACTTACGGATTACTTCTCCGTCAGCTTTCGTAAGACCAATTTTCTCACACATCTGCATGGTAGACTCTTGGTAAAGAGCCAAAGATGCAGTTGATTTCAAAAGCTCATCAAAGAATGGGTGGATAGACTCATTCTTACCTTCATTAACGAACTGGGCATACCTATCAACGAACTGCAAAGCTCCGGGTCTAGCTAGAGCAGTAACTGCTGCTAGATCATCCATATTTTTAGGCTTTACTTTATTGACTACTCCTAGATTACAGTCTCCACTAATTTGGAAAAGTCCATATGGATACTTGACATCTTGAAGATGACTAAAGACATTTTCATAATTAATATCAAAATCTTCAGGTTTTAGATTTAGATTGGAACAAACCTCATTGATAATGCCGACAGCTTTTAATCCCAGCAAGTCAAGCTTAATATTATCAAGCTGAGCGTAATTCATATCGTAGCTTGTAACCATTTCATCTTCTCCCATTTCACATGGGATAGAATCAACAAGTTTATTATAAGACACAATATAAGCACTAGCGTGAGAACCTTTAGAACAGTTCAATTCTGAAAGTTTTAATGCTATTTTATATGCTTTAGGATTTTCTTTTACGAACTCCGCAAAAGACGGAACTTCTTTTACAGCATTTTTTAAGGAATGCACCTTCCCAAATAGAGAAGGAATTTGTGAAGAAATTTCGAGACTTTGTTGTTCTGAATATCCCAAAACAATTTTACAAACCTCTTTAATATTCTTTCTACTTTGCAATGTACTGTAAGTAGAAACTTTACAAAAATAGCCATCATATTTTTTCTTTAGAATTTCAATTAGTATTTCCCGTTTAGAGTCCTCAATATCAAGATCAATATCTGCGGCATCGGAATAATATTTAATACCGTCTACTATATTAGGTGTTGTTCTCGAAGGAGACAAAAACCTTTCAAAATATAGACCATTTTTTACAGGGTCAATATTAGTTACACCAAGACAATACAGAACTAAACTAGATGCCGCACTGCCTCTACCCGGCCCTACAGCAATACTATTCTTTTTAGCAATATTGACGACATCCCATACCATCAATAAATAATCTACGAAATCTGTGGGGCTAATAACACCCATCTCATAAGACAATCTATCTCTATAAGATTTCTCTTCTTTCGGGTCAATATCATTCTTTAATCTTTTTTCGAATCCCTTTTCAACTAGAATATTAAAAAGCTCTAAACTTGTCAAGTCAGAACCATTTAAGCTAAAAGGAAGATCTAGCGTAGCATGATCCTCTTTGCTTAAACAAAACTTTGGGAGCCTAATCCCATGGATATTAAGATCTATTTTTTCGAATCTATCTAAAAAGGGTAACATATTTTAAGTCTCTTGAAAATTGTAAGCGAGTTTTTTGAAAATTTGAGCAGTTAGAAAACAGTCATAATCTCCTTGGTGAGTTTTAGAAGCATCTATTTCAATACCCCATTCATTGCAAAGATAAGCTACATTACTTTTCAAACCTTTCTTGATAAAATTTGCCCATCGAAGTTGCCAAGCATCGAAATTATCAAACTCTGGAGTTGATCCGCTTAAAAAAGCTTTTGCTAAAGCATTAGTATCTACCACTCTTGAAACCCAATCGAAATCTGTAGATTCCCCTATCTCTCGAAACCAATTTCTTATTTGATAAACATCAAATTTTAGTCCATTATGAAAACCTAGAAGGTTATCTCCAAAAAACCATGGAGATATTTCTTTGTAAACTTCTTTAGGACACTTAGCAATCTTTTCGTATTTCTTGTAATTAAATCCTGTAACCTCAGCTGCTCTAGGATTAACATTGAGATCTTCCCACCATAGATATCTAGACTGACTATCTACAATAACCCCATTATCCATGACTACCCAAGCGAATTCCCATGGACGAGACGTATTCAAGTTAAGACCCTCAGTCTCTGTATCAGCAAAATAAATTCGCTGGTTGATATCTAGTTTATTCATATTGTTTTTAGAAATTGTATATTATCTTCCAGCTTTTTGATCCATTCTTTTGCATCTTTTTTAGTTAATGATTGAGGTGTAAACATTTTATATTCGCCCTCTGGACCTTGTACAGTATATTCATTAACTCCCATAATTTCTTCTATGCTTTTTATTTCAGCAAAAATCTGAATACCTAAAAAACCTCTGCACTGAACAAAGTCTCCAATTTTATTATTCGCCATAATTAATATTTAAATTAAACGATCTTTAGCTTCGAGATAAGATTCCCAGCTAAACTCTCTAGAAGACATATCATCGAATCCCGGATTATCTAAGGTTCTGCCTGATCCAAACTTTTTTCTATTCAAGCATTTAAGAGCTAGAAAAGCATCGTAATCTTCTCGATTTTTGTAATAAATACTTTTTGTTTCAAGGACTTCTTTTTTATAAGCCTTAGCATATTCCAAGGCAGCATTGCGAAGAAGATTATCAAATACTATACCGTTGGATTCAATAAAAACTGTATGAGGAATATTTCTTGAGAATTCAGGTACACAGATATTCTCTTTCAAAAGATTATTGTGAATGAAAGAATCGTAAAAAGGAACTGCAATCTCTAAGTCATCACTCCAATACTTGTGTAAATCAGAATAAGAAAGCCTAGGCTCTTTATAAAAATTATCATATGATGCTAGAGTAGATAACTTTATTAGAGTTTTATATCCTTTTAAGTTCTTAGGGAAAATAATATTTTTATGACACGATATCAAAGAATCATCTGTCTTCTCAGAAGAGTCCCTGATGAATGTCATTCTCAACCCGAATATAAGCTTAATATTAGAAGCCTCGCAAGCTTGCAAAGCCGCAATATACCCAGACATACTATCTTCTACTAAGACTATCTCTTTAAGCTTATTCTCTACAGCTATATCTATAATACTGTCAGGAAGATCCTTGTCTCTGCTTGAGTCATACGGGTCAACAGTTAGAATAGAACGCAATAGACTATAATGCGACTTAAACAATGGGATCAATTGAGTCATGAATTCTAAAAAGAATCTTAGTTAAATTTAGGACAACCGGAATGTTTCCTCTGCACAATTGAATAACCCATAGTAACATGCTTGTCAAGTTCCTTTTTAGAATATGCTGATTTAGAAGGACACCCCTCTTTCACAGCTTCGAAATAAAGGAAAGGAGCTTTATATTCACAAACCCAAACTGGTGATCCATCTTCCTTATAAGTAAAAGGTTCTTTGCCGCAGAGCCATTTACGTTTGAAATCTCCAGCCGCTGTATTGGCTAAAGCTTTTTCTAATCCAAAATCTTGCAAATAATTACTGATGTATTCTAAATAATCTTCAAATGCATCTATCTGCTTTGAAGTAAATTCCATTTTGATATAGGGGTTTTTCCTAAATTTAAGGAACAAGAACTCTACTGTTATTTTTTTGCCGGGATGCAATTTTGAAGCAACTAAAGCATAGATTAATGCTTGAACATTAAAATCCATATCTTCTGATCCTTTTGCAAATTTAGACTTAGAAGATTTGAAATCTAAAATTCTAATATGATCGTCATATACAAAGAGCCTATCTATGAAGCCATAGACCCAATACTTACCAGTATTTAAATCAAATTCATATTCTGTTTCGTATTTTTCACAACCTTTTCCATGGAAATCATTTTCCAATCCAGTTACTAAAAACCCATTTATTTTTTCATAGTTCTCCAAAGAATCCACATCTTCTTTCTTGAGCCATTTCTTAACGAGACGGCTTAAAGACGGAATGGACAATGGCTTCTCACAGGCAATAGACTGCTTAACTTTTTCCACCCTTCTAGGGTGAGCTAAACATTCGAGAACAACGTGAGTAATGCCTCCTAATTTTGAGCCTGTATTCCCTTTGGAGGGTAAGCCACAATTATACTTTAGATAAGCAAGATATGAACAGCTACTATATGATTTGATTTTGCTCGCGGAGAGCCTTGGTAATGACATTTTTTTATTATTCGATAAGATCCCACAGCACATCGTCAAAAAGCGACGACTTCACCAGCTTCTTTATATCAGAGTTTTTAGGTTTTTCACCTGAATATTTTACTTTTCCGCCTCTTTTTTTGTACTCTCTTATGACCCAGAGATTTTTTACATAAGAAGTTTTGCCTCCGAATTTTTTATCAGCAGCTTCTTGAACCGCAGCTAATTTATCTTTATCAAGATATTCTACTTTTGAAAAGGAGAACTCATCCCCAACAGAATCTTCTAAATCAAAAAGGTCTTCTTTCGCATTTACTAAATCAGGATCAAAAGAAATAATTTCTTCTTGGGAGGGCAAGTTATCAAAATCAAAATAATCTTCTCCTGACCCTACAATTTGACTGACAGGTTTGGCTGACCACATTTTACATGACCAATAATTGGCTTTATATTTAGGTCCGGGATTATCGCAGTTATGTCTAGCTCTATAATTGCTTCTGCGTTCAGGGTCATCTCTTTTAATTGACATATTCGGATCACCGAATTTTACAATTACAACATTACCTTTATCATTTTTTACATAAACGCCAAATTTTTTAGCACTGCCTTGAGGAAGTCTAAATGGTTTATTTAATGTTTTATTTTCGTTAGCCATAATATATTTTACACCAATTTTAGATTAATTCTTCAGACCATTTTAAATGAAATGGCCAATACTCAGAAAGAGTAGGTAGAATCAACGGCCAAATATAGGAGAGATCAGGAATATCTTCTGATGTCCAAGACAATAAAAATTCATTGCCTTCAAACTCAGAACAATTTTCTGAAGCAATCCAATAAGGCTCATTACAATCTTCGCCTGTGTCAAAATATTTACTTAAAAAAGCCCCAATGTTTTCGTATTCTTCCTCGTAATTTTCTGAACAATTTTCATTACTATCTTCATCATATATCCCGCAGAAATACTCTTCAATAGATACGATATCTTCATAAACGCTATCCATTGAAATTGTAGCGGAGAAGTCAGACCAACAACCTCCTCCTTCATAACCATAAGCAAAAATAGAAATTTTATTGTCAGGAAGATACTTAGCTCCAATAATTATATCTAAACAATTGCTTTCTCTATTTTCAGACTTAATGGCTAAAATTCCGTATTCTTTATTTTCCATATTATTATTTATTGTATTTGTTTTTTCCATTCAAGTATTTCTGCTTTCGTCATATCTCCGAAATCTTTTCTGGTAGGCAACTTTACTTTCAAAGTGTCGGGGTTAAAAAATTTAGATAGTTTTGATTTAATATTTAGAGCTGCCTCCATACCTCTATTGTAATCAGAATCTGCATCATTATTCGTTGATATAATTATATTTTCTAAATTACTTTTCATCAAAAAAAGAATTACATTCTTAGATACTGTCAATCCAAATATTACAATGAGATTTTTTATCCCATTCTCATATAGAGCTAAAGCATCACCAATACTTTCTACCAGAATGACAGTCTTAGTATTCTGTATTTCAGGAGAAGATAAATCAGAAGGGTATACGAAATTAGATTTTCTACCAAGAATCTTCCATTTAGGTCGCTGAGAATTGCTATACAAATCTCTCCCAGCTAGTCCAATTATTTTTTTACCTTCAAAAATTGGGAATACAAACCTATTATTTAGTTTCCCATAAGTTTTTACCCCCCCTTTGAAATCTTTTAAAGTTTCATTAGATATACCTCTTTTATTGTAGAAATTAAAAGACGGCAACAAATCACTTAAGAAATCAGAGCTGAAGAATTTCTCTTGAATTATTTTAGACTCTTGATCCTCAGTTTCGACCACATTATCAAAATACTCATTTCTCAAAAAGCTTTTGGCATCTTTCTCATTTATATTAAGAGTTATCATTGCCAATTTGATAAGAGGCCCAGATTGCCCAGTCACAAAATCTGTAAACCACCCACTCTTAGTATTAACACTTAAAGATGAACTTGCGCTATTTCTATAAATAGCTTTCATCCTTAAGTAATCTGGCCCAGATCTTTCTGGCGCATACCCCATTTTTTTAAGCAGTTCTACTATCATATAAAATCGTTTTTAGTATACTTTCTATTATTAGACACCTCAATCTGTCCTAATTTTTTATTGAATACATCTTCAGCATTACCACACTCCATTACTTTAAAGTTGTCAACTTTAAAATTAATATAATTTTCGACGTATACTTCTCCATCTTGGGTAACTCGTTTAACATAGTTATCAGCTCCCATGGCTTCTTCTCCTTGAACACGAGCTCTAACTTCGATTAGTTTATGAGTCCCGAACTCTTTACCTGCTTCTCCAATCTCTTCTGGAGTTTTCTTTTCAAGACGATACATGTTGGAACAATGCCACTCAATCTGAGATGACATAGCTGTGCCGCCACTTCTATTAGTTTGAACAGCGGTCAACCCAGCCGTCCTTGGCAAAGAAGATACAAGCTTCTTAAGCTTATCTGTCTTTTGACCTAAAAGTTCATACCCTTCAAAAGCACTAGTGATGTTCTCTTGAGTAGATTTCAAATAATCATAAATAAGAAGAACATTCTCTCCATTCTTGACATTTTGAACATACCATCTTTTAGCAATAGAAATAACCTCATCAATAGATTTATTTGCTACATACTTATGGTGAACTCTTCCCTTATATTTTTCCAAAGAATTTAAAGCTGCATAAACTTTATTCTTATCTATAGGGTTATTAAGAAATTTACCTGTTTTGATTTTATACTCATTAACACCGGAAATAGCAGAAAGATTTCTAGCAATAATACGATCAGTTTCCAGCTCTGTATCCAATACTAAAGCTAAACAATTATTTTCTTCTAAACCAGCAACTTCATAAGCTAAAAAGTTTACAAACGTACTCTTTCCAACTTTTGGACCAGCAGCAATAACAAACAAATCTCCGAAGCTAGGGCCTCCATACATTTTTGTAAAAATTGGGAATGGAGTTTTAAGGCATACTGGCCTTGGATTATTAGCCCAGTCTAGAACGGTCTCCTGCATCGAAGAAAACACATCAATAGGCTTTTCCTCATCAGCTACATTCTCTGTTCCAGCATTCTTAAGAGTAGTCTCTACGACATTTGCTAATTCAGGAAGAGACTTATCTATATTACTTCGAATCTCTATCTTGCCTTCATCAAGAGATTTATCAGCCTTTCTTGCAAAATCATATTTAATTACATTCGCAATAAAATTTGGGAGAGATTGTTCTCTTATCTGCATCTGAGATAAGCAATCAATATAATCAATTATGTTTAAGTCCTCGAAAGATTTTAACCCAATAGCTGTTAATTTCTCAACTACTAATAATTTATCAACAGTCGAACTCTGAGCATAAATAGATAAGATAGCAGAAAATATAGCTGCATGAACTTTGTTGTCAAAGTGTGTAGGTTTAAGAACAGATGCATAATCAGCAACATTATCTGGCCACTTAATAAAGCCAGCTAAACATGCACGCTCTTGTTCTTGAGGAGTTGAAATTCTATTGTTACTCATTTAAATAAGAAATCTTTTAATGATTTTGGTTTTTTTACACTGAGATCTAGGTCTAACTGAACTTCTTCTAGAACTTCGACAGGCTTCTCAATGCTCTCTTCTACATTTTTAATGCTAGGCAAATATGTTCTAATGTATTTCCGACCATCTTCACAAAGATAGTATAAAAGACTATAGGCTTTTTCACTAGGCACTACATTCTGTAGAGTTTTCAAATCGAAAATAGCCAGAAGTTTATTCGCTGTCAACATCTCTTTGGGCCAAAAGATATTAGGCCGATGGCCAAGAAAATGCAAAACGACAGACCTTGCATCTTTTGGATTAGAAACTTTTTTCGGTTTAGGTTTATGCTTTAAAACTATTCCGAATTTTCCATGCAAATATTCCCTTATCTCCACTAATCCTTTTGCGCCCATTCCTTCAAGAGATTTTAAATCTTCCAAAAACTTATCCGACAAGTCTTTTTCTGAAAGGAAACCATTTTGAATTAAAACATTTTTTGTTCTATTCGAGATAGGGAATTCTGATATGAGCATAGTACTTACCTTAGTATATGAGATCCAAAAACTTTTTCAACCCATTTTTCCTTTAAGGGCATATTTTTTTCATAGATTTCTATTACTTCAAATCCATTTTTTTCGAGAAGATATTCCTTAAGCACATCTCTATATACTTGCCTCTCAAAATCTTCGACAGAATTTTGGAAATAAGGCGTATACTCTACATGAAATAACCCGTTTACCTCGACCGCAATTTTTCTAGAAAAATTAACAATATCGACTCGTAAACGGGTTTGAGGTATAAGAACCTCTTCTCCTACAATATCTTCAATCCAATATTTTTTGAAGAATTGTTTTACATTAAATTGAAATAAACTTAAACTTTCACTATCCCATTTTATAGAATATTTTTTTTCAGAAAGTGGGCGAGTATTCCCCTTCGCTGTAATCCATCTCATTTAAAAAATACTATAAAGAAGTTCATTTTGATATTCTTTGTATTTCAGCAATCATTAACGAGCAAGCTTTAATAATATTAGCAATGTCAGAATCATCAGGAATAAATTCTCCAAATGGCCACATTTCTTTAGCAACTTTAAGAGTTTCTTCTTTCTTCGTATTCTGCCCATTAGCATAACCAGCCAAAACTAAAGCAGCCAAAGACAGTTCTCCATTTTGATACTTAGAATCATGTTCAGCATTATAGCCTTTATCTATTTGCTTTTGTCTTTCAGCCTTAATTGATTCAATGATTTCTTCAAGTTCTTTCATGTTAATGTCGTGTTAATGTCGTCTTAATACTGTTTTACACTGTGTTAATGCGATATTAGTGTCGTGTTAATGTCGTGTTAGGAAAGTAGTATATTATATTTTTTTTCGAAATAGTCAACAGATAAATTATTTATATCTTCATTAAAAAGTTCTACCAATTCTATAGAATTTTTTATACACCATTCTTTTTTTAATTCGTCAGCTTTAATTTTAGACAAAAACTTCTGCCGATCTTTATGAAGCCATTTATTAAAAGAATTATGATATTCATCTGGACTTACTTCTACAGCCAATTTCTTAGATAAGTTAAATAAATCAATCCTGAATTTACTTCCGGGGATAACAAACTCTTCTACAATTACATCATTTTTCCAAAACTCTCGGAGAAAAGATTTAACTTTAAATTGAGGAGAAGAAACTTTCTTATCCCAATCAACATTCGATTTAGATGGGACATTGACTTTAGAAAAGCCATGCAGCTTAGTAAGCAGCATTATGAAATAATTTCCTTTACTTTCTTAAGCAACCATTCAAATACATCTTTATTATTTTCAATATAATCATAAACAGAAGCAATGCCTTGGTGTTGCATTTGAATATCTACTCCATCATTTTTAGCTAATGAAATAATAGACTCCGAAAATGAATACCATGCTCCCTTCTTTGAAATCAGCTCAAAAGCAATAATCATATCGACTACTTCCTTCTCTACCCAAATAGCACATCCACTTCTACCTTTTTTGATAGGGATCTTGACTTTTGAACCTGTCACATCTGTAGATGACTTTTTGATTTCAATAGTAGCATAGACTCCTAAAGTTTTATTCTTTATTGGGTCAGGCTTATCGTTAGGTTTCTCAAGGATATAATCTCCTCCATATCTGGGTTGATATGAAAGAGTTATATCACTCTGGTGATTGATAGCAGATCCGCCAGCTCCATCACTTTGTCTTGGAGGAGTTTTGCTGTAAGGATCTAATTTAATTTCAGCTGTATACTGACTTGTAATCAGAAATAAAGCATCAAAGTGGACTATCTTTAGAGCCAATCTTTTGAATAGAATCTTAGTTAAAAGAGGAACACCAGCAACTTTAATGTTCTCATCTCCATTCCAAAGATTTTTCTCTTTATCTGACTTAAGAATAACCCCGTCTAAAGAATCAAGGATGATGCAGAGCTTCTCTCCAGCTTCATGCATTTTAGGAAGAATACTTTCGATAAGCGAAGCAATTGTTTCAAATACATTGCAGCTAAAAACGAATACTGTTCCATACTCCCAATTAGTAGGATCTGTAACAAATTTCATCCCAGTTCTTTTCTGCATCTCTGGAGTGAGACGAGCTTCAGCTTTTATAAAAATGGTCTTAGATCTTTCGATCTTATCCATATAATTCTGAGCGAAAACAAAGCACTGAGATGTTTTACCCAATTCACTGCCTTTACCACAAACTCTGACAAAGGAGCCAGAGCGAACCTTAATAAGGGCATCAAGATTTAGAGATCCAGAAGAAACAGTGACTTCATCAGGCTGCAAATAGTTAAAGTGATTATCTTCATTATCTTTTAAAAATGAAGAGAGCATGTCTTTTGAACCTGTCTCGCTTGATGAGTCGTCTTTTCTTTTGGATGGCATATTATTCGAATGGATTAATTTCTAACGGAGTATCTTCTTCTACAGTTTTATTTATATAAAAATCGCAAGCATTACAAACCTCTTCTGTCAATCCATGAATACCTCTTTCTAAACAGTAGTATCCAACAGATCTTTTAGACTGACAACAAGAAGGTCCATATTCAACTTGATCTTGAGATCTGTGCGAACATGTTTCTAATTTGGACATAAATCATTAAATAATAGAATTTTTAGAAACTTTTACCAAAGACTGATCATTTACATTAATAAATGTCACATAATTTTCAGTGATGCGAACAATCTTTGCACAATAGCTTTTTTCTCCACGAGAAGAACGGGTCTTGAGTCCAATAAAGCGCCCCTTATGATTTAGATAATAAGGAAGCTTTTCAGCTTCGCAAGATTTTTGAGCATTTACGGTATTATTTTTTTCTTTATTTACTTTTTTCATATTACAATAAACCTATTTAAGGTTTTAAATTTTTACTAGAGATTCAAACTAGCACACTAATAGATTTTGTCAATCAGAAAATTTAAAGATTGAAAGCTTTTAATGTTAAAGCGAATGGTTCTCCATCTATATTTTTAACAAGATTTAACATTTCTAAAGCTAATAG